CAGTAGTTGTTGTCAAGCTGATAATGTTTGTACCAGCAATAGCGTGAGCGTATGTGTCAGCAAGTGTAATTTGACTGTTAGCAACGCTTACTGTAGCAACATAATAAACTGTTGAACCTGTAATACCACCAACTGTACTTGCGGCTGTAAATTGCATACCAGGAACAATTTCATCAACTGAACTTAATGTAACTAAGTTTGATGTAACTGTTGTTGCTGTAATTGTATAACTTGTTAATGAAGTGTTTACATAACCATCACCAGCTTGTGTAATAGTCGAACTTACTAGACCAAATGTTGCTGGAGTAATTTGTAGACCAGAACCTGAACTGTCAGAAGTCGATGGTGTAGTTGCTACAGCGTATGCTGTTACTGCACCTTTGGCAATTGAACCACCTGATACTACTGTTACTGCTGTAACTGTACCGTATGTAGTACCAAATGTAAATGTAGCACCAGTTGTTGTACCGTTGCTAATTGTCAATGGGCTTGTTGCATTAACAGCATTAGAGTAAGTTGCATACAATGTTGCGGCTGTTGCTGTTGTTGGTGTACCAACATAGTATGTTTGACCTGCGGCAATTGTTACACCACCAATAGTCATAGTACCTGTAATACTTGCACCGCTGATTACAACGCTGGTACCAGAAATCATTGCTGTACCAGTTGTGTTGAAACTAATTGTAGTAGCACTTGCATAAGCAACTGAAGCTAATGCGGCACTGGTAACTGTAGCTGTATAAGTCGAAGTAGCTGAACTAGAACCAATGCTTAAAGCACCAGCGGCAACTGGGTAAGCACGAGTTTGTGTACCGCTAATTGTAGCAGTTAATGTTTTAAAATTTGGTGTACCTGTTGCACTAACTGCACCTTCGCCACTTAATGATGGTGCTGGAAATGTTAATGTTAATGCGTCAGCGTTTGTAGCATTATAAGAACCTGCTGTTCCTACTGAAATACCGTTTACTGATTGACCGCCAAGGCCTGCATCGCCTGCTGTGTTTGCGGCACCAAAATTGCCGTCTGTACCTATGTTTCTATGACCAAAGTACTTTGATGATAAAGGACGTCCCATTTTAATTTCTCCTTCAAGAATAACGGCGTTCTAGGCCGTACGCGGTTGGATTTCCGCATAAAACTTACCCCATGTAAGTTTATACTATGTATTTATGCGTAGGTGATTCTTACGCCTAATTGATACAAATAAGCTAAATCCCTATGCGGAAACGCTGGATTGCTCTTAAAACTAACAACTACACCAAATGTAGGATCTGCTAAATTTGCACTTGTTAAACTTGTAGTTCCCCATAAATCATTAGATCCTCCATAGGTAAAATTATTACCCGGAGGAGTTAATATTACTCCGTAATCATCACCTGTGTAAATGTCTGCGGGCACAGGATTTATAGTACTGGCATAATTATTACCAATTAATTCACCACCTAAGGTTAACTGTATTAATAAATCTTCTATACGAGCATAGCGTTCCATTACAAGATTAAATTCTATACCATGTATTGTTTGATTGTTATTGGGGATTTTTAGATTTGTACACCACAACTGGCTGGTATTTGATAAAAATCTTTCCATCCATATACCACTGATAGTATACAATGGCTGATGCGTCACTGCATAATTATTTTCTGATATCGCTCCATTGTAATTCCAATCAATACTGTATTGATTAGTAGTTGTATTCAAAATAGATACATTAGAAAAACTAGTTGGACGAAAATACTTTGTGGTGGTCATATTATATTTACCCAAACAAAAAGGACTCCAAAGAGTCCTTTTCATTGTCTTTAAGACTAAGATTAAATTACTGGAACTTAACGTTAGCTGAAGTAATAGCAACACGACCTAGATAGTCAGCGGCATTACCTAAAGAACTTGCTGTGTTTGACAACTCAACATAACCATAACGTGTCATGAATGAAACGACTGGTTCGAATGTTGATGGATCTAAAACAACACCACTGCTCATCAATGGAATGTATGGGCAATAGAAAGCAGGAGCATCAGACTCTGAAGCACCTTTGTAACCGATAAGAATATCAGTTGTGTCAACAGCATAGCTGTTTACATATACTTTCATAGCATTGTTTAATGTACCAACAAACTTAGTGTTTGTAGGTGCTTCAAATGTACCTTCTGTTGTACGAGCAAAAGCTGAAGTAGTAGCAGATTGTAGAATTGTCAATGCAAATGGTGATACAACAGCGTAGTTACCAGCACCACGACGTGTACGTTGAGCGATCAAGTTACTTACGCGGTTGATCATAACTGCTAAGGCAGCATGCTCGTCACCAACGAATGTAGCTGTACCACTTACAGACGCTTGGTCGTATGTGTAGCTAGCAGTACCAGCCAATGTGATCAATGATGCAATGATCTCTTGGTCGATTTCAGCTGTAATTTCTTGTGCAAGAGCAGCCATAATTTCTGCTTCAACGTCAATACCTTGTTGAGCTTGAGCGTCTTGAGCAGCCTCAAATGTCCAGCGAGCTGATAACTTACGTGTCTTAGCTTCAACTGTTTGTTTCAAGATCTGGATGCTTAAACGGTTACCAGCTTGACCTTCTAAAGTAGCTGTTGAGCTAGCTTTTGAAGTTGCGTCAGTTTGGTTACCAGAATAAGAAGCCGCAATCTTGAATGGGCTTAATGCCTCTTCACCTGCTACGACTCCAGCGCCTGATGATGTGTCAGCATAACGCACACGTAGAGTGTGAATTTGACCAACTGGACCAGTCATTGGTTGTACGCCTAACAACTCGTTAGCAATAACGGTTGGCATAACACGACGAATTACCGGTAGAATTACGCGGTTTAATGTTGCAACGTTGCCGGCAGAAGTGGCACCAGCTGTTGGGCTTTCTAGCAAATACTTACGAGTATTCTCTAGTGTTACACCCATTACTGATTTTTTTGTGCCTTGTAAGCCTTCTAATAGGGCTTCCTTAGTTTCTGCCCAACGTCCGTTTAATAGTTCTGACATTTAAATTTTCTCCTTAAAATTTTAGTCCAGCAAGTTTACGAATATCAACGATGTTGTTATCGGACTCACTGCTATGTTTGGTGTTGGAAATCTTATTTCCGGTTACTTCTTTAGCCTCTACTAGTGCCTGTTTCTTCTGCGGTGCATTGCCTGCTATTACGGCTGGCAAATACTTTTCAAAACTTTCGTTTAGACGTGCAGTCTTTACGCCTTCCATTAGCTCTCCCATGATTGCTTTTTGTTCCTTGTTTAAAGGAGCAAGTAACTCATTCATGATTGCTTTACGTTCTTGAGCTTCTTTCAAAGCCTGGATTTCTGCTTGTTTACTTTCTATTAACTTCTCAGCTTTAACAACGGCTTGTGCGGCCTCTTGCATAGCTAAGTCCTTCATGTCTATGACCTTGAGTAGTTTAGCAGTTTCCGATTTTTCATTTAGGTAGCTTGAAGAATATTCAGCGGCAAAAGCCTCGAATAACTTGCGGCCAAAATCTGCACGACGTGCGGCTTCGATGTCTTCTCTTAATGCTGTAAGTTCAGAAGTTAAATTCTTAGTTACAACACCTTCGACCATTTGAGCGGCGCGGGTTACAAATTGTTGTTTTACCTTAGTGATTTGTTGACGACCTTCACGAACTAAACGTACTTTAGTTTCTGCGAGGTCACGTTTGTCTTTGTAAAACTCTGCGATTTCTTGAGCAAGAGCTTCAACTACGAATTGTTCTAGTTTACCAAATTTACTTGCCATTACAACTTGATCTTCATGCAATTCACGAACTTCAGAAGCTAGTTGACGTGTAACGAATTCCTTCATTACTTCAGCTGCCTTCTTCTTTTCTTTAGCTAGCTTAACTTTCATTTCAGCTAATTGCTTACGATCATCTGCAAATTCGACAATCTCAGTAGATAGTTGCTCAGAGATCATACGATCTACTGCATCTATCATTGTGTTCTTGTCGTGTTCGTATTTTTGTGCAAACTCTTCACGTAATTGTTGAGTTAGTACTTCGCGACTCTCGCTAATGCGAGCTTCGAAAGCTGCCTCAATTGACTCTTTGATCTCCTCAGAAATCATATTGTTTTCAAATAAACCTTTTAGTGCATCCAACATATGATTCTCCTTATTATTGGAGTTTGCTTATTATATTCAATAAGCTCTCTTTGAGATATTTCTGTGCCTTGGGATCATCTTTCACCTCTTGCGCTATGCGTAAGGCATTAAACCCACCACGACTATTCATCAGGTGTTCATAAATTGGTGTAGGATATGCTCCAGGAGCACTAGGTTGAGCTACCATATCTACTGTGATAATCTCAAAATCTGATACTTCACCGGATCCGTCTTCTTTGACGTTTCCGGATCCGCGACTTGAAACACCCAACTTGACTCCGCTTTCCAACATTGTCTTGATTAGTTGTCCCATAGGGGTTGGTAAAATTTTCAGTTTACCGTAACCATTTGGACCGTCCATCCACATATTAACTATCATGTGGGACACACGGTCCAGGTTAATTTTTAGATCATCTGGATGATCTACTTCTCCGAGAACTGAATAACCGTTCTGAATCTGATCGTTAAGGGTCTTAACAGCCTTGCCAATCTCATTAACAGGGTAAACACGCTGGTTAGCGTTACGTATACCGCCCTGGATGCAAATCCCGGACATGTACAAGTT